CAACCCGTCAGCTCAGCGAAGTCATCAACCCACTTTCCAACGCAGACCGTCCGTTCATCGATGCAATCAGCCGCGGAACTCTCCCAGATGCCGGAATGAGCTTTGAGATTCCAAAGCTTACTCAAGCACCAACGGTTGCAGTCACATCTGAGGCTGGAACGCCATCCGAAACCGATCAGAATGTCGCTTTCGTTACGGTGAATGTTCAGAAGTTCGCAGGACAGCAGACTTTCTCGGTCGAACTTCTTGACCGTTCAAGCCCTGCATTCTTTGCAGAGCTTTCACGCCAGATGCAGTTCGCTTACGCTAAGGCAACAAACGCTCGCGTTTCGACCGTCATCGCAGCAGCCGCAACCGATGGTGGAAACCGCACCATGTCGGCAGCCAACCTTCTTGACTTCATCAGCGATGCAGCTGTTGATATTTACAAGGAGACTCTCGGCTTTGCAACCAATGTGGTCGTAAGCCCAGAGCAATGGGGCGCAATCATGGGCCTTGTGGATGGATCGAACCGCCCGGTTTATGTCCAGACCATCAACCCACAGAATGCATCGGCAAACCTTACGCCGACCGGTGTTCGTGGCAATGTCCATGGCTTGAATCTTTATGTGTCCCGATCACTTTCGGGTACAGGAGATGACAGCATCATCGTCCTCAACCCTGAGTCTTACACATGGTATGAGTCCGGAACCTTCCGTCTCGAGTCCAATGTCATCGCAAGCGGCCAAATCAGCGTAGCCCTTTACGGCTACGGCGCGATTGCAACCAAGGTTGCCAAGGGCGCGTACAAGTGGATGGTTGCATAACCAATCCAGCAATCGTGGGGGCTAGACGGCTCGCCTAGCCCCCACACCTAAGAAGGGAGTCAGACATGCCAGCAACTTATGTAACCGTTGCCGAATTACGCACCAACCTTGGCATTGGCACTCTCTATACCGATGCAGTCGTTGAGTCTGTCTGCCAATCGGCCGAAGATATTATCAAGTCAAAACTTTGGCTCAACCGCACCAATGTCATTGCCCATGAGGCCACCGGCACGACTGGAACGCTTTATTTCGATACAGCAGTCAGCGATCGCTTTTATGTCGGTCAGACCATCACGGTCGAGAATGTCGCTCCTCATTTCAATGGATCCCAGACCATTACCGCCCTCACCGCTTATTCCTTATCTTTCGTGAAAGCCCAAATCACCACAGTTGAAAAACACACGGTCGTGCCTTACGGCACCATTGTCGTTGAAGGTCAAGTGGACTACTCGACAATTCCTGCAGTACGCCAAGCAAGCATGATGATCGCCACCGACATTTGGCAGGCCAGACAAATGAGCAGTACCGGAGGCATCAGCCCAGACTTTCAACCAAGCCCATATCGCATGGGTAATACCCTCATGGCCCGAGTTCGTGGCCTGTTAGCAGACTACCTAGATCCCGGTGGACTCGTAGGATGAGCGCGATTACTACCCTGCGAGGAACGCTGGCGAGTGCGCTCACCAGCGCATCGGTGTGGTCTGTGTTCTCCTTTCCACCGGCCACGCCGATCGCCAACAGCTGTGTAATTAGCCCGGATGATCCTTACATCACGCCATCCAACGACCATTACATCACCGTTGCACCCATGGCTCACTTCAAGATAACCCTCATCAAGCCTTTGTTCGACAACCAAGGCAACTTGAACGGTATCGAGGATTATATCCTTGAGCTGTACTCGAAGCTTGCCGCATCCACCATCAAATACACCATAGGCGAGGTATCCTCACCAGCGGTCATGAACGCAGCATCCGGTGACTTTCTGGCGTGTGATGTTCGAGTCTCAATCCTATCGAGTTGGAGCTAACCATGGATGAGCGCACTAGATTTCTGGTCAAGATTGGCCAGATCGAAAAACCACAACCTGTAAGCAAGCCCAAGAAGAAGGAAGAATCAAATGGCGATCACGCTGAATAACAAGGTCGGGGTCAAGATTGCTACTGTCGATTTCAGCGATCTCGTCACCGCCGCAACCCTCAACTACGCGTTTGAGGAGCTAGAAGTAACTGCAATGGGAGACACCGGCCGCAAGTATGTCAAGGGCCTTCAGACCGGAACCCTCACCCTCTCATTTCTCAATGACCCTGCAACTTCGGAAATTCTCGACACCTTGCTTACCAACTTTGGCAGCACGGTTGCTGTCAAGATGATCCAAGATGCTTCATCACCGGTTACCGTTGCCGATGGCAACAAGCTTTACACTTTCGACATTTTGGTGAACAACCTGACCCCAATCAATGGAGCAACCGGCGATATAAGCACTCAGGATGTAACATTCACCATCAACGGAGCAGTAACCGTTGCTGATTCCGGTACTTGGTAGGAGATAGACATGGCGAGCCTCAAAATCATCACCAACGATGGTGAAACAACTGAACAAAGAATCACACCGGCCATAGAGTTCGCTTTCGAGCAACATCACAAGATTGGCTTTCACAAAGCCTTCCGTGAGCGTGAGCAACAAAGCGATCTCTATTGGCTGGCATGGGAAGCCCTGCGGCGATCCGGTAAGTCAGTCAAGCCCTTTGGCGTGGACTTCGTGGCAACGCTTGAAAGCGTGGAAGTTGTCGAGGACAGCGACCCAAAATAGACAAGGATTCCGTAACTTATCTGATAGCTCAACTACAGATAGAAACAGGAATCCCGGCGAGCGAGTGGCTGGCCATGGATGAGAGAATCTTCCGGGCAACTCTCGCGTACTTGAAAGAGAAAGCGAGGGTCGCAAAAGATGCCAATAGTAGTAAAAGGCGCAAATGAAACCAAGCGCGCCCTTCGCAAATTCGACCCTGACCTTTTCAAGGAAATGAATAGGGAAATCGGTACAGCGCTAAAGGGTGTGGTCAATCAAGCCAAATCCCACACCCCAGCGACTTTTTTATCTGGTGCTATAGATGACGGTCGCGAACGCGTAAGCCGAACCAACCGATCAAGAGCATTTCCGGTATATAACAATAGCTCTATTCGGAAGGGTCTAACATATTCGCTGGCTCGCAAGAAAAGCGATAGATCCGGATGGACTGCTGCTTACTCTTTGCTGAACAAATCAGCCATAGGTGCAATTATTGAAATCGCCGGTACAAAAAATCCGTACGGCGATCCGGACAGCAAATCAAACAATCCTCAAGCTGGCCGCCAATTTATCGAAGCAATAAATCGCGATGTAGGCCAAATCAAAAAAGTGGGTCGGGGCCGAGGCCGCCTTATGTATGCCGCCTTGGAAGCAAATCAAGGCAAAGCTAAAGCTGCAGTTATGCAAGCAATACAGACAGCGGAAAACAAGTTTAGGGCGGCAACACGATGAGTATCCTTATCCCGATTGTTTCAGAGTTTCAGGGCAAAGGCTTCAAGGATGCTTCTAAGGCAACTTCCGGTTTAGAGCGTGGCCTCAAAAGCCTTGCAGTTACTTTAGGCGCAGCCCTAAGCATCCGCAAGATTACACAATCTTCTAAAGCCGCAGTTCGAGCATTTAGCGAAGAAGATCGCGCAGTCCAAGCATTGGCAATGAATCTCAAGAATCTTGGCATTGCTTACGATGTTCGACCAGTTGAGGATTACATTTCAAAGCTACAGTATGCAACAGGCGTTGCAGATGGTGAACTTCGACCAGCCTTGCAGCAACTTTTGACCACAACCGGGAATTTGGCAAAGGCTCAAGAACTTCTAAACCTTTCGCTCGACATTGCCGGGGGTACAGGAAAATCACTTGCCTCGGTTACTCAGGCTTTGAGCCGCGCTTATCTAGGAAACAACACAAGCCTGATGCGCCTCAATGTTGGCCTTAGCAAAGCAGACCTTACAAGCAAGTCTTTCAATGAAGTGACCAATGATCTCAGTAAGCGTTTTACCGGCCAAGCAGCAAGAGCAGCTCAAACCTATGCTGGCCAAATGGCAATACTTTCAGTTGCCGCTGAGGATGCTCAAGAAACCATTGGCAAAGGACTAGTTCAAGCATTGCAATTGCTTGGCGCAGAAGATGGCATTCAGAGATCAGCAACAGCCATGCAAAACCTTGCTCGCTTCTCAGCTGATGCCGCCTTAGCTTCGGCTTATGCTGTCTCGAGATTGCAAGCAAGTGAGTCTGGTTGGATTGATTTGCCCAAGAGATTATGGCTGTTTGCTTGGCAACCTTTCCTAGAGGATGTCAGAGAGGGCGCGGCTGCCGCAAGAGCCGAACTATTGGGAATGAACCCGGCGCAACGGATTTCTCCCAGAGTTTCTGAGATGGAATCTGCCATTGCCATCAAAAACTGGCGAAAGCAGCAAAGAGAAATTGAAAAGGCAAGAAAAGAGCAAGAGCGTATTGCCAAGGCTGCAAAACTTGCCAGAGAAGAAACAGAACGCCGCCGCAAGATCCTAGAAAAACTCAATAAAGCTGGCGATATTTTAGACACAGAAAAAGCAAGCATTGAGGCTGCCCTCAAAAATGAAAGCCTTAGCGAAAATGAAATCCTGCGGCTAAAGCTCAAGAAAGCATTGCTAAACGAAAATGCAGATAAAGCTTTGGAGTTGGCTGATAAATTGGGTGAATCACAGGCCGAACTTGCCAAACTCAGTTCATTCAAGCCAGCCAACCCATTCCAAGAGTGGGAGGACAGTCTCGCTCGCATCCGCGCTGGCATGGCTTCCATTGGCGCACCGGTGGCATCCATCACCACGCAAGGAACCGTGTCGGGCCAAATGCCACTAGTGCCATCGGTAGTACCACAAGGCCAATCGGGTTTTATTGCCCCTAGCATTACCCAAGATGTGCTGGATGATGTATTCGGTCGCGGAGCAGTCCAAGCCCCGGCAACCATCAACATCAATGTAACCGGAACCGGCGATCTCTCGGACGATACGAAGAAGAAGATTGTGGATACCATTATTGATTACTCAAGCATTGGCTACAGCACATCAGGCTGGTATCGCACGACTGGAAACATTGCGCTGTGACTTATCCCATCACCCTCACAGTTAGCTTTGACTTCTCGTCAGGGCCTAACTTTGACCCACCCTTCCAGATTGGCATCAGCCAAATCGGGATTAGCACCATGGGTGCTGGTGGTACTGGTAGCCAAGTCGTTGATCTCACGGATGAAACCACAGCCATCAACATCCGCCGTGGGCGTGACCTTACCCAAGACCGATTCAACCCCGGGCTTTGCACCATCCGTGTGCTTGACCCTAATGGCGATTGGAACCCACAAAACCCTGCAAGCCCCTATTTCGGGCTTCTACAGCCTCTCAGGAAGCTCAGAATCATTGGAGAGTATCTTGGGGTGGACTACCCATTATTTGCCGGTTATACGACCTCCTACAACTACACCTACCCCAAGAATGAAGAAATTGGCTTTATCGATATTCAAGCCACCGATGCCTTTACCCTGTTCAACAAGTCAGCCATCTCGACCGTTACCGGGGCCACGGCAGGCGAGACAACTGGCAACCGCATCAACGACATATTGAATACCATCGATTTCCCGGCCAGTCAGCGACAGATAGACACCGGCGATATAACTGTCCAAGCAGATCCGGGTGGGGTGCGATCAGTCCTTCAAGCCTTGCAGGATGTTGAGTTCACAGAGTTCGGTGCTGTCTATATGTCGGCTGATGGCAAGGTCATCTTCCGCGAGCGCACCGATGCCATTG